CAGCAAGAGTGCAATCAAAAGCGCGTCATAAATCTTTTTCATCAACAAACCTCTTGAACGTGAACGAAAAACTCGTGTCATCCACCCGCGCTGTCATAGCGCACCCGGCCAGCATAGAAACGACAGCGATAATACAAACAAAAAGCGCCCACTGCCGAATGCTGTCTAGTCCCATTTTGGGACATCCTATTTCTCTTACCATCCAAGTCAGGCATCTATCAATCTCCTCAAATCCTCGCAGACCCCCTCGAAGATCACGCGCTCGTCGTCTTCGAGGCCGAGCATGTCCCAGTTCGGGTCGTTCAACACCCTGGCCGCGTACACATGCACTAGCACTGCCGCGTGTCTCGCGTTCTCAACGATGGCGCGGTAGTTGACTCGCTTTCGGCTGCTACCACGCACCGAGTTGATGTACTCATCCGGGGGGAACAGATCACTCATCGTGAGCCCAACCGCTTCGACTACGTCGGCTGCTCCGCAGCCGGCGAAGCAGTAGATGAGAAGCTGCCCGTGGTCGGTCTCGGTTACGGACAACGACGGGCCGCGGTCGTCATGCGCTGGGCATCGCGCCTTGAACTTGCCGGCGCGCCCCTGCACCTTATCCAGGCGTGAGAGCAATGTCTCCAACTGCACATTCATGGAAAAAGACCGGTCCCGAAGGACCGGCATAATAAGGAGGAGGAGATTCCCAAGAATTACGCCTCTTGGGTGGCGGTAGTTCCGAAAATATCTGGCCGTAATTGCTGGGGGGTCACCTGATGATCCACCAACTCGCATAAAATAAGTACTTTGTCTGCCGGCACTCGACCATTTTTGATCCACTGAAATACTGCCTGTCTTTGGACGCCAATAGCCTTAGCTGCACTTGTCTGGCCGCCACATATGGCTATTGCGCGAGCCGTTTGTCGCCTTGTGCTTGACGTGAACATTGGAAAGAGTATAGTCGCGCTTGTCGAACAACACAACCAAGGAGAAACTGGAGCAAATTATTATGGCAATTGAATTCATCAACCCAGTAGACGCTGTCTCAAAGACGGGTCTCAAGCTGCTGGTCTACGGACCAGCCGGCTCGGGTAAGACCGTACTCTGCGCGACAGCGAAAGAACCGACGCTGATTATCTCAGCCGAGGCTGGTCTCCTCTCAATCAAGGGGGCACCAACAAATATCAAGATTGCGGAAGTTCACTCGCGTGAGGAGTTCGAGGAAGTCCTCAACTACTTAAAGACCAACGGTCCACCGGCCTGGGTCTGCATCGACTCGATCACTGAAGTCGCGCAGCAAATTCTTGAGCAGGAGCTGACCAAGACCAAGATGCCGATGAAGGCGTACGGTGAGCTGTCGCAAATCGCCGGTGGGTTCATTCGAGAGCTTCGCGATCTTCCATGCAACGTGGTGATGACTTGTAAAGAAAAGAAAGAGAAAGATGAGTCGAAAGGCATGCAGCAGTACTCGCCGAAGATGCCTGGTCAGGCACTAGGCGCTGACATCGCTCACCACTTTGATGTGGTTGGTGCGATGCGCATCTTTAAGGAAGACGATCGACTCGTCCACTATTTGCAGTGTCATCACGACGAGGCTTACGAGGCGAAGGATCGCTCGGGCAAGCTCGCCACTTTTGAAAAGCCAAATCTCGCTGCGCTCAAGAAGAAGATCGAGGGCGCCACATCCACCACTAAGAAAGCTGCATAATAGGAGCAATCACATGGAACTCAATTTGAAAGTCGAAGACTACAGTGACTCACTAGCACCGGGCTGGTATGCCGCCATCATCAGCGGGGAATCAGACCAAATTTCACACGCCGGCGATAACATGCTGAAGCTGATTTTTTCAGTCGAGAACGGTCGCCAAATTCCTGCATGGTACAACATTTGCCATCCTAAAGAGAACGTCAGAAAGATCGCGCGCAAAGAGCTCTCGCGACTTGTCGACGCTTGTGGCCTCGCTGGGCTCGTCGGGAGTGCCGAGCTGGTGGGGCGCAAGTGTGAGATAAAGGTCGAATTAGACGGCACTTACAACAGGGTCAAGGGCTATCGCTCTGCCCCTCGATCTGCACCCCCATCCCAATCTGGCAACGGGTCTCCGCAAAATCCCTGGGACGAATGATGCGCGATCCCGAGGCCGAGGCCGATAAGATTTTCAAGGAGATTCGTGACGAGCTCACGTCGCTGCTCGACAACACTATCAAGTGTCAGGAGCAACCCCACGACCACAATACCTGGCTCGACTATGCCGCCGGTTTGTTGCTCTCAATCGAGACTCTCTCAGCATCCGCTGACGAGATGGACAGAGTCGGCGTCATAGGCGCGGAGCAGTGGAGAGAAGAAGCCTATGACGCCCTCACGAAAAATTAGGAGAAAACCCGTGTTTCACAATCGATTTTTTAGCTGGGAAGGACTGATTATTGGGTTTGTCCTCGTCATTTTTGTACTCGTCCTACTTGCAGGTTGTTCAACGACGGTAGCAACGACCGTCGGCGACACGACCTACTCCTCTTCTTTCTCGTTGCGCACATACGAGGTCAACCGTGATGAATGATGATTTTAATATTTTGGGTATCACTGTCGGTGCAATATGTTTGATTGCCGTAGCGGCCACATCCACGAGCTGTGTCGAGGTTGGGTCCACTACCGGCACCAGTGTCTGCACCGGCGATACAGCCGAGTGCGGTGATCACGACGAATCTGATAATTCAGATAATTCAGACAACAGCACCGATACGACTGACTAGAGAGAAGCCCCGTCGCCCGAGTAAGCAATTTTCGTAGTAGCAGCCTGGGTGGCTATTAGGTGGGCGACGGGGTATATGAAAAAAGAAACACGGACACGAAATCTTTGGTGGGAGTTCCACTCTTACAACCCAGGCGTATACGCCCTGTTCAAGCGCTTCGCGTTAGAGATGATCGGTAATGGTGTTCGCAAGAGCAGTCCCTGGCTGATCGTCAATCGTATCCGCTGGGAAGTAGCTATAAAGACTGTTGGTAGTGAGTACAAATTACCAAACGAATTCATCGCCTACTACTCGCGGTTGTTCATGCGTGATCACCCGCAGTACGGCAAGTTTTTCAACACCAAAACCATCAAGGGAGAAGATGACACCTGGTGGCAACGGAGAAAAAATGGAACTGAATCTACCAGCCCCGGATAAAACGCTCGAGGCAGTTGACCGGGCGATCATCGCCGCTAACCCGCCGAGCGTGCGCAGCTATCTTCAGTGCTCCAGCCTGGGCAAGGACTGCGAGCGTGAGCTCTGGTACAACTGGCGCTGGGTGATACCGGTCACCTTCGACGCGGCGACGCTGCGCCGCTTCGCTGACGGGTTCGCCGGCGAGGAGCTGATGGCGAAAAGGATACGAGCGGTGCCTGGTGTCAAGCTGCAAACAAACTACGACGACGGTACGCAGTACGAGGTCCACGACATGGGTGGTCACCTACTCGGACACCTGGACGGTGTCATCGAGGGTGTCGCCGCCGCGCCTAAGAGCATGCACGTCTGGGAGCACAAGAGTGTTCAGCAGAAGACCTATAATAAGCTCGAGAAGCTGAAGCGTGAGCACGGTGAAAAGGAGGCCCTGGAGCTGTGGAACTCAACTTACTACGGTCAGGCGCAGCTCTACATGGGTCTCACAAAACTCAAACGCCACTACCTCACGGTCACCACACCTGGGGGTCGGGACATCACCAGCTGTCGCACCAACTACGACGCCGGCGCATTCAAGATGTACCTGGATAAGGCCCGGCGCATATTCGACTCTGCCGAGGCGCCGCCGAGAGTATCCAAAAAAGCCGACTACTTCCAATGCCGTTGGTGCGACTTCAAGGAACCGTGTCACGGCACAAAGGTCGCCCAGGTCAACTGTCGCACCTGTGCTCACAGCTCCCCTGTTGAGGCTGAGAGCGCGGGAGACCCAGGCAAGCCCACCCGCAGGGGTGTCTGGAAGTGTGAGCGTCACAACAAGCGGCTCGGCTTCAAGAAGCAAACCGAAGGGTGCCAGGACCACCTCTTTATCCCGAGCCTGATCCCTTGGGGCGTGCCGGCCAAATTCGACAAGGAAGGTAACCGGATCGTGTACGTCACGAAGAATTCTCAGAAGCCATTTATCAATGCCGACCGTAATGATTGGGCCGGCGATCCGCCGGCTTTTAAGTCCAAGGATTTATCGCAACTCACCGAGGAGCTCTTGACGTCAGAGAGTCAGATGCTGAATGAGCTGGCGAGGTTTGAGGGTGCGTCGATTGAGACAGTGACACCGGCTGACAACGGTATTCTATTTGATGATCCGATGCCGAATTTGAAATAATGAAGCGTCGACCGTCAGATATGAATCTGAAAAAGGATTATCTCACCGTCGCCGAGGCTGCCGAATACTGTGGCGTGAGTGAGCGCCACTTCCGCCGCAAAACAGATGAGAACTGCATTGCCTCTGTATTCTTCATGGGCAAAAAACTCTTCAAACGAAAAGACCTCACCGAGGCCATCGAACGTAAGTACCTGATTTTGTAGCCCTAATATAGGGTGTTGCATCCCTTACTGGTACGTGGTACTATATGTCCCGAAAGCGAGGCAACGTCGAGTGGACAAGGGAACCTTGCAGAGGGGAAAGCAGACCTCTCAAAAAGCCGAGACGTAGCGAAGGGCAACACTTTATTTAACATTTAATTTTTTAGGAGATCGAAGATGATCAACATATTTGTTCGAGATGTTATTTTTGAAAACGGTTTGAGCGAAGACGGCGAATTGCAGTATGCCAAAGCATTCAACATATACGCTCAGAACGAACGCGGTGAGCGGTTAGTTAACAACGCTTCTGACTTTACCGATCTTGAACCTAAAGGTTTAGAAAATGCGGAGCGATTCGCTAAACGGGTTCAGGCTCACATCGACGCTGGCGGCAAACTTAACTTGGAACATTGGTACGAGGTCGATCCTTGCTACGGTTCTGCGGCTTACGTTGATCAGGGTACGGAAGAGCGTGTGAGAGAGTGGGAACGAGCTAACGGTTAATCATTTCAACGCCGCCCCTTCGGGGGCGGCTTCACTAGGAGAGCAAGATGAAAATTCCATTCGGCATTAACTTCAAAGTAGGTAAAGGCAG